CGACCAGCGGAGGCTGCACCAGCCAAAGTTGTAATAGTTGCCATAATGTTTCTCCTTAAGCAGCGTTGTATTTAGCAGTGACAATGCCTTCAGGACGCAAGATTTTGCGACCATAAAGATGCATACCACGCACGATGTCAGCGAAGCTGTCGGGATCACGATATGTTTCAGTCTTGGTGATTTGCTGAGCAGAAGCAACAGCAGAGTCATGACCACCAACAATCACACCATAGTTGGAGTTCTGGTTAGCAGTACCTGAAGTACCAGCACCAGTACCAATCTTTGGCAGGTTGTTAGAAACATAGATACGGAAGCCATGCAAGTTGTTAATGACCAAGCCGTTCTGCAAACCAGAACCACCAAAATCACTATTCAACAAACGGCTGTCTTCGTCCTTCAACATTTCGATGAACACAGGATCGACAACCAACCAACGACCAGCAGAATCAACAAACTGCGTGTCCAACAGACGACCCATACGAGCAATCACCATCAAAGGAGAAGCTACATCTGTAGGCAGTGCTGTTGCACCGGGAAGGCGGGGAGCCAAAGGAATGGAATGATCACCAGCAGAAGCTGTAGTGATGTTACCAAAGCTACCTTTTTTCAGCTTCATAGAAGCCAACAACTCATCAGCACCAGCGGCAGTAACTGCCTTAGTACCAGCGGCTGCTGTACGAGCTGTGTCAGGATTCACATGCTTTGCAGACTGTGAGAAACCAGACAAGTAACCCAATACATCTTGGTCATACTGATCACGCAAACGATACGCTGCACGATCAGAAGCCATCTGCATGAAGTTCACATGTGAGTGAGCTGCTTCGATGTCATCAATCTTGAAAGCGTAGTAGTTAGCTTGGTCAACAACCAAGGTGAAGTCTTCATCATTCAGATCTTGAGCAGTGATCTGTGTGCCACGGGCGTAGCTTTGAACAGACACTTCAGGTTCTTTAATGATTTTGACACTGTCGCCCATGTTTGCGATTTCACCAAAGTAATCATTATTGGTGATGTCTTCAACAGTAGACGCTTTACGGAATGCAAGCTGTACTTGCTTGCTATAGATTACGGGCGAGAAATTACCATTAGGTAAATTTCCGTGACCGGATGCACTTGGAAAAGCCATTTTAATATCCTCCTAGATATGTGTTAGGCATATAATTAAATACGCTGAACATCACCACAGAGGCTGTATTTGATGGGTGTGTATAGAACAGGGATGCCTCCACTTGTCTATACAGGCCAACAAACTTCAGGTTGTTCTGACAGTTTATTGTTTGCGTGACAGATAACTCTATAGGGTAGGGTAGCTAGCATTGTTACGGCCTATAGGAGCAAGACTAGATACCTAGTCCTGCTTAAAGTTATACCAGTTGTTTCAGGTTTGTCAATACTTAACGAGCACTTCCGCTAATATCGTATACAAACTTACCTGATTGTAATGCTTTAGCAATAGCTTCTTGGTTCTTTTCATACTCAAAGGTAGACATTTTACTTACCTGTGACTCATAAAAGACACCATCTTTGCTTTCACCTGTAGGTGCAGAACGACTACCACGGGTGTTTACGCTTTCAGCAGCACCCTTATCTGAGGTAGATTTCTTAGTCTTAATACCTTTATCAGCTTTGTATAAGTCGATAGCACGGGCAGCAGATATGGCATCACTCTCATTATCGTACAAAGCATCTTGCACCCACTTAGGTTGTTCTTCAACCCAGTTGTGGAAAGCATCATCATCACGGATGCTATCAAAATCTGGGTGTAAACGTGTCAAATCAGCTTCTGCTTTTTCCTTAGCTGTCTGATGCTCACGCTCATCTAGTTGTTTGAATCGCTCATCCAATGCTTGGGTTTGTTCCTTAGCCTTTTTAATTGCAATGGTTTCAACAATCTTTGCAACATCAGGATAGGCTCTAGCCCACTCATTAAGTTCTTCTTCACTCTTAGGAAGCTTAATCTGCTTCTCTGTGCTGCTCTGTAGCTGTGAGCGAAGCTCATCAATTTGCTTCTGCAAAGTGGTTTGCTGTTGCTGAGAATGTCTACGCAGATCTCCATAACGCTTTTTAAAGCTCTTCTCTTCTGCGCTTAAGTTGCTATCATCACCATTATTATCTTCTGGTGGATTGCTCTTATCTTCAGCCAATTGTTTCAACTCAGCTTCTTCTTGTTCAATCTTATCCTTGTTAGCATTACGCTTACCAAAGGGAGAGAAAGCCTGAGCTTGTTGATTCTGGTTAATTACCGCTTCTGTCATAACATACCTTTAAGTTGGGGCTAACTGTAGCTGCATAGCAGGGAGATAGGTAGCCATATGGTGGGAAATTGTTGACACTCACCAGCCCACCTCTGGTTTGAGTATGCTAATTATATAGTATTATTTCTTAGAGGCAATGCCTTTTTTACGGGCAGGTGTTGGTTTCTTTGTACGCTTAACAACTAAGCCACCTCTGGCAAAACCATCACCACCACCACTATCACCATCAGCTCCACCACCTGATCCAGCACCATCACCACCTTGTCCACCTACGCCACCCGTACCCACAGCACCATCGCTATCACCACCTTGTCCACCTACGCCACCCGTACCATTCGTTGAAGTACCATCAGTAACACCTTCAGAAATTGAAGCATTATCAATACCTAATGCAGCAGCATTATCTGCTAAACCTTCTGCGGTAGAAGAATCAATACCAGCAGCGTTGGCTATACCTACAGCAACAGAAGAATTATTAGAATTTGTAACACTATCAATGGCATTGGCAATGGCTCCAATGGCAATACCAATTGCAGAGTTGCCTATACCAGTACCAGACACTCCAGTGCTACCTCCTACAGAAGGACCACCGCCTACACTAACACCATCACCACCACCAGACTCAACTGTTCCTGTAGCTGTAACAACCTCTTTCTTGTCATCAGTCTTCTTAGTCTCTGCAATAAATTGACCAGCAGAACCAGCAAACTCATATCCAGCAGGAATGGCTATGGAGGGCTTATCATTGAAGAAGGTGATATACATCACCCTACCATCTTTATTCTTGTAAGCTCTAACATCTAATGCTGGATTGGTAAGAGATGTTTTAGGAATGTTATATTTATTAAGAAGGTCTACCCCGGGTTCAGCAAACCCACCAGCAGCAAACTTCTTCTCTCCCATTTGCTCACCATCAACCTCTTTCATGATGTCATCAATCTCAGAATCAAAGCCTTCTTCATCTTCATGCAAAGCTTCTGGGTTAGACACCTCTTGTGAATTACCCATCTGACCAATCTCTGCCATGCGAGACAAACCTTGCTTAGCTTCATCACGAAGCTTCATCAATCTCTCAAGACCAATGTATCTAACAACATCAGCAGGAATGACAAATTCATCAATGTCATCTCTCACTTCGTTCTGTAAAGAACCCGGAGGTACATCATTACCTGACACAGGATCTACTGTGCCACCCTGATCATTCATGCCGCCTTCAGCGAACAGTCTATTCATATCGTTTGATGCCATACCACCCTCTGCAAATTTATTAGAAGCTTCTGGTGCTGGAAATTTCTCATTACCAGCACTAGATGCAAATGGACTCATACCTTTATTAATTCTGAACTTTGCCCATGATTCAGCTTTATCATAAATTTCATCAGTGGGTTGTTCACCCTTTAATAAAATATCAAGTTCTGCTTTAGACAGAGTTGGAACAATTAATGGATATTCTACTTTTTTACCTTCGTATTCAAACTCAGATGATAGCTCTGTAGAACTGTCACCATCAGGTCTTTTTAAGTCACCAAAAAATCCCTTACCTTTAGGTGAGATAGACCCATGCCGCATCCCATAAGGAGCAACCCCTTTATCAGTAAAGTTATCTTTCGACATTAACTTCATCCTTTAGATGTTTTAGTCTGCGTAAAGCAGCAACGGCTCCTTGAGCCTTTCCAATCTCACGAACATCAGAAGCTTGTTCTAAGTTTTTATGTTGCTGAGCAATCTCAGCATCAAGCATCTCTTGGAACGCTTCCCATGTAGCGTTAGTGTTTACAAAGCCTTTAAGCTTGGGGAGGTACGGCTTGGACATTACCAGCAAATCCTTGTTCACCCGGCACTGGTGCAGCACCAATACCAATATTTCCACCACCACCACCAGTCATATCAGCCACTGGAGGAGGACCACCTTCAGGACCAGCAACAGGAGGAGCACCCTCTGCTGGTGCTGTAGCTTGCTGCATCATCAATGCC